CTATTACTAATCAAATGTTGAAACATGTTTGGCTTCCTGAGTATGCACCTAGTTATGCTCCCGCTCCCTATACTATGGACTGGTTTGCTGAGCGTATCCCTAAAGAAAAGAAAGAAAAGTTGGTGATTGGTTCTTTCAACACCAGAAAGTAACGACTATCATCTATAGTATGGCTTCTTTTCTATGTGATCAATGTTTAACTGCGTTTGTGGAGGACTCTTTGCCTCGTCGTGGTTCTGTTTGTTTTAAATGCCACTTAAAGGGTATCCGTATTGGTTTTACTCAAGGTAAAGAAGAGTTTAAGGGTCCTACGATTGGCGAACGCCAACGTAAGACTGTTGCGGATGCAGCAGCCAAGGGTATTGTGGCTGAACCTGTCGGACAGCGGTGGGTGTAGATTGCCATGGAGTCTTGGATTGTTCCAGTTTTGGTCGCCATCATTGGAGGTCCATTAATGGTTCTAATGCAAATTCTACGTAAAGAGAACACAAATCAACACGCCGAAGGTCAATCACTTCTTAGAGAAGTTATTACCAAGGTAGACAATGTAGGAACTAAGATTGACAACCATATTGGTTGGCATGATGGAAAGAAGGAATCATGAAGATTACTAAAGAACAAAAATGCGCATTTGCATCATACGTACGTTCGTCGCTAGCAACAGTTCTCGCTGTTGTATTAGCTGGAGAGACATCACCCAAAGCTCTTGGAAGTGCTGCAGTTGCAGCCTTCCTTCCACCAATCGTTCGCTGGCTTAACCCAGGGGACGCAGCATTCGGAAGGACAAAATAACATGCCTACAGTAGGAAAAAAGAAATTCCCATACACGGCAGCTGGGATGAAGGACGCTAAAGCAGCAGCTAAAAAATCAGGCAAGAAGATGGTTTCTGCCCCTAAAAAGAAGAAGTAATGGCACCAAGACCCAATAAAGACGTTCTTGCTGACTACCGCAAGAAAATAGACCACTCACGCAAATGGCGTAAGGAAGAAAAATACGACAAGCTTTGGCGACGAATGATTGACTTATACAAAGGCAAACATTTCAACGACATGAGCGACGAAGATCGGATGCTTATAAATGTTTCTTTTTCTACTATTAATGTTATTGGGCCCAGTGTTGCTGTCAATCACCCCAAAATTACTGTTGGAGCACGAAAGTCTGAGGATGGCGATAAGGCAATCATCACTGAAGCTATTGTCAATTATTGGTGGCGCCATTTTGATTGTCAGAAACAGCTTCGTCGTGCTGTTGACGACTATCTCATTATTGGTCACGCATGGATTAAAGTGGGTTACCGCTTTGTTGAAGAAGAAAAACTAAAGAAGATCACCACAGACGAAAACGCCGAAGTTGCAGACCCAGACCAGGGCATCTCTATGGAAACAGAAATAGTTGTTACAGAGGACCGTCCTTTTGTTGAGCGTGTTTCCCCGTTTGATGTTCTTATTGATCCAGATGCTACTTGTGTTGAAGATATGAAATGGATTGCGCAACGCACACGTCGCCCAATGGTTGAAGTACGCAATGACCCACGATACATCTCCAAGTCCCGCAAAGACGCACAAGCAAGTCATTATTCTAAATGGTCAGCTGAAGATGGTAAACCTCGTCAGTCACGCCAAGAAGATGATGCTTATGTTGACGTGTGGGAATACTACGACATTAAACGACAGACAATGGCTGTGTTTTGTGACGGCGGAGACGCTTTCCTAATTAACCCAGTTAAGATGCCGTACGCTTTTGGTCATCCTTTTGTGATGATGCGTAACTATGACATCCCAGAACATTTCTATCCTATGGGTGAACTTGAAGCTATTGAACCGCTGCAGTATGAGTTGAATGCTACACGTTCACAGATGATGAACCATCGTAAGCGTTTCTCACGCAAGTGGCTATACAAGGAATCGGCATTTGACCAGGATGGTCGTGGAGCTTTGGAATCTGACGAAGATAACGTCATGGTCCCTGTTGTATCTGATGAACCTCTTAGTGCTGTTGTTATGAACATGCCTGCTGTGGTTAACCCACCAGACATGTACAACGTATCTAGTATGATTCTAAGCGATATTGACCGTATCTCTGGTGTTGCGGAATTCATGCGGGGAGGCTCATCCGAGATTAGCCGTACCGCTACAGAATCTGCCATGATGCAAGACGCCATGAACGCTCGTACGTCAGATAAGCTTGCAGAAGTTGAACGTGTTATTGCTGGATGCGCTAAGCGCCTTATTGGGCTTGCGCAACAGTATATGACTGGCGACCATGTTGCTCGTGTTGTTGGTTCTAGTGCTATGCCTATTTGGGTTAACTTTGACCGTGACTATATCCTTGGGGAGTTTGATTTTGAAGTTGAAGCTGGGTCTACGCAACCTGTTAATGAATCTTTCCGTCGCCAGATGGCACTACAGATGGTTGATGCTATGGCGCCGTTTGTTGGCGCAGGTGTTGTGGACATGGCGGCGTTAGCTCGCCACGTTCTGCAGTTTGGTTTTGGTGTTAAAGCACCTGAAGCATTTATGGCTCCACCACCACAACCTGGTGCTGTTGGTCCTGATGGGCAGCCAGTTCCTGGCGCTCCACCAGCTGAACCGCCTCCACCTCCTGAACTTCCTGGTATGATTCCAGGTATGGATCAGGTTGCTACTGGCGGTATGCCACAGCCAAGTTCTATTCCACCACAAGTGTTAAGCGCAATTGCTGCACAAACTGGTGGTTTACCAAACACACAAATGTAACAAAAAACTACTACTATAGAGCAACCCTAGGGACTCTGGAGAAAATATGGAAACTGAAAATTTTGATTCAGAAATTGTTGACCCCGTCGAATATGATGGACAAGTTGATGGTGGAGATGAAGTTGCGGAACCTACAGAATACGAATATCTTGATACTGATCAATACGCTGACAAATACGTCAGGGTAACTATTGATGGTGAAGAGGTTGAAGTACCTTTTGGTGAGGCTGTTTCGGGTTATCAACGTCAAGCGGATTATACTCGCAAGACACAACAATTAGCTGAAGAGCGTAAAAGCGTTCAATTTGCAGCGGCAATCCAACAAGCGTTGGACAATGACCCGAATGCAACTATTGATCTACTGAAAAGCCACTACGGTCTAAATGAAATGGATCCTTTTGAAGAGGATGACATTTTTGCAGATCCAATGGAGAAACAGTATCGTCAACTTGATAGTCGTCTAAAGTCCTTTGAGGACCAGCAGGCGTTTAACGAGTTGGAACGTAATCTCAACAATCTACAGCAGAAATACGGTGAGGATTTCGATGCTAACGAAGTTGTCGCCCAGGCTTTAGCCATGGGCTCTACAGATTTAGAATCAGTGTATAAGCAGTCAGCTTTTGACCGCATGCACGCTCGGGAACAAGCATCACGGCAAATACAAGCTAACAAGGCTAAGCAGGAACAAGGAATTGTTCAAGCCAAGCGTTCTAGTGGTATTGTAGCTGGTGGTTCTAGTGCTCAGGGAAACTCAGTGGATTCACAACCTATATCATCTCTAAGAGATGCCTTTACGGCAGCTAAACAGCAGCTCGGCATTTCGTAGAAACTTTTCCTAGGAGGAATTACTATGGCAGTTAATGCTAACTTTGATGCACTGTTGTCAACAACACTTGCAAACTACCGTGACAAGCTCACGGACAACGTGTTCACAGCACGTCCACTTACTTATTGGCTTATGGACAAGGGCCGTATCCGCACCGAATCGGGCGGTACGAAAATTGTTGAACAGCTCATCTACGGCAAGAACACAACTGTTGGACCATATGCTGGTTACGACACTATTTCTTTGACCGCACAAGATGGTATCTCGGCTGCTGAATACGATTGGAAGCAGTATGCTGCTTCAATCTCTATCAGTGGTATTGAAGAAGCCAAGAACAACGGAGAGCATGCTATCATTAACTTGCTTGAAGCTAAAATCATGCAGGCTGAAGAGTCAATGCGTGAAGGTTTCAACCTTATGTTCTTTGGTAACGGTACAGATACTCTTGGTGCAGCTGGTGCTGACTCAGGTAAGTCCTGGAACGGTCTTGGCAACATTGTTGAGTCTGGTAACACCGTTGGTGGTATTAACTCAGCTACTGCTGGTAACGAGTTCTGGCGTTCATACGAACAGAACACTGCTGAAGCTTTGTCGCTTGCAAACATGACCACTGCTTATAACAGTGCTTCTGTTGGTAGTGACCATCCTGACGTTATCCTTACTACTCAAGCATTGTTTGAAAAGTACGAATCATTGTTGACGCCTAACCTTCGTTATGCTGATACAAAGACTGCAGATGCTGGATTCCAGAACTTGCTGTTCAAGGCTACACCAATCATGTACGATACAGCTTGTACTTCAGGTGTTGTGTACTTCTTGAACTCTAAGTACCTCAAGCTTGTTGGTCACTCCGACAAGTGGTTCTCACAGACTGAATTCGTTCGTCCTGAGAACATGGACGCTCGTTATGCGTTGATCATGTGCTACGGAAACCTTGTTTGCTCAAACCGAGCAAAGCAAGGCAAGCTGACTGCAAAGACAGCCTAAATAGCTATTGAAAGTTGGGGGGCGCAAGCCCCCCTCTTTTAAGTATTTTTAATTTCAATAATGAAGGAGTAGCTATGGCTGCAAAAGATAAAAACGGTCCTGGGAATAACAAGGCATATATGCCAGTTCCTAAAGGATACAAAGGTAATTGGAATGTTCCTAAAGGAACTCCTTGGAAAAAGGATTCTCCTTATAACCCAGCAAACAAGAACAAGGGTCCAACATCTAGGAGCACTTCTCCAGACAGTGTTGTTGCAGCCAAAAAGGCAGCAGCAGCTTCGTCTAGCAGTCGTGTAGTTTCTCGTTCATCTAGCCCAGCGGCTATTAGCACTGCAAAATCTAAAGTAGCATCTCGTGTGTCTGCTTCAGTTAAGGCTTCTGATGACAAGATGATGACGATGGCTAAGCAAGGTCGTGCGGCTTCTGCAAGTCGTAAGGCTGCAGCTAAGGCTGCACCTTCACCTAGTGATCGTCGTGGTTCAATGGCAAACATCAAGCGTGCTGCACAAGCAAATCGTGCTTCTCAAAGCGCAACCGCAAAGAAACAGGCTTCTGCACCGACTAGTCGTGTAACAAAGAAACCTGCTGGGTACAAGAAAGCTGCTCCGCCAGCTGGAAACAAGAATTACCGTTAAGTAACAAATCCATATAGGGTATGACCTTTAAAACTGTTAATGCCCTATATGGAACCCTTGTTGGTGGTAGCCTGCCTGTAAACCAGTCTGCTACTTCCCAACTACAAATTGGCGGACTGCCATACGTTGGTCGTCAACGTTGCATAGCCAACGATGACACCTGTGAAGGTCCTAAAGCCAAAGGAACCGAATATTGCATCGGGCATCTACGTGCCAACACTAAGAAAGAAACTGAATGAGCACAACTGCTGAACTAAAAGATTTTGTTTATGAAATTTTAGATCTTGACGCTGCTGACTTGCCAACTGCTTTGGTGTATCAGTATCTTAAAGATGGGTTCCAGCGTGTAATCAATCTTGAACGCCGTTGGCCGTTTCTTGAAACAACCTATGCGCTCAGCACGATCGCCAGTCAGCGTGACTACGCCATTTCCGCCATTGGTAATGGCGACATGCGTGAAATAGTCTCAATTGTGGACACCACAACTAGTGGAAACAGACTGTCTGTTATTTCTTTGGATGAAGCCGAGAATGTTTGGCATGGTTCTTTTGACACGCCTAGTCGTCCTTTGTTTTTTGCTGAGTGGAGCGAAACAATAAAACTGTATCCTAAACCCGACACTGCGTATGCTTTGACTGTTCGTGGATATCGTAAACCTAGTTATTCTCCTTTTGTCACAACAACCTTAGAGGTTGATTGTGATGAGCGTTTACATCTTGCTATTGCCTATTATGCTATCTCTCAGGCTTACAAACGTCAGGAAGATAATGAGATGGCTAGCATATACAAACAGTCCTTTGAGGAGGCTGTTTCTCTTGCTCGTAAGGATATGATGCGTGCTTCTGGTCATCGTCCTATGATTATGTCTAGGGGTACTGCACGTCCGTCTGAGCATTACTGGTTGCAGTCTCTTGGTAGAACGCTAGGTCAGTAATGGCTACTAATCTTAGAGTTCTTCGTCAGGACGATTTCACTGGTGGGTTGAATCTTCGTGCTGACCAGTTTCAGTTGGCTCCTAACGAGTCACCTAAAATGCTTAATGTCGAGATTGATCCTCGTGGTGGTATTTTTAGTCGTGGCGCTATGCGCCGTACTAACACTACTGCTATTACCCCTACTAACTGGAACCCTGCTGGTTTGTATTCGTTTTTTGCTTCTACACATAGGTTGATGTTGTCTACTGCTTATTCTTCTGCTGGTGGTGGAACTAATGGTGACGTGTTTTGGTCTAGCAACTGTTCTTCTTATGCAAGTCTTGCTATTCCCATTACTACTTCTTTTGGTGCTTCTTTTGCTTCTTGGGGTGAAGAACTATATATTGCAACTGGCGCTGGTAGTGTGTCTTACAAGTGGGATGGAACCACCAAGATTGCTTTGACAGCTTCTGGTCCTACATTTCAAAACTCATACACTTCTCCTACTTTGCCTGCAGTGTTCTTTCCCAAAGCTAATCACGTTGTTACTCATGCAGGTAAAATCTTTGCTGCTAACACAAATGAAAACGGTGTAGCATACCCTAACCGTATTAGATGGTCGCACCCCAACCTTCCTGGTAACTGGGCTGCTGATGACTACATCGATATTAATACTGGATCTGTAGGAATTACAGCTCTTGCTGTTTTCTCTGGTCATATTGTTGTTTTTAAAGAGGACGCAGTGTTTGCTATCTTTGGTTACGATTCGGACACTTTTCAAGTTGTTGAAGTTTCTCGTTCTGTTGGTGCTGTAAATCCTGGTTCTGTTGCAACTACAGAATCTGGTGTTTATTTCTATTCACACCCTGATGGTTTAATGCTTTACAATGGTAATGGTATTGTTGACTTGTTTCAACCTTTGCGTCCCGCTTTGGTTAATGGTTATGTTAACTCTGCAGCAACTAACGCCATTAACGTTAACTATGTTAATCGTCGTGTTTGGGTTTCTGTTCCATACAGTGAAACAACAAGCGCAACCACGCCAACTGTTTCTTTTGTGTATGATAATACA